TTAACTTTTCATCGCTTCGTTATGGGGCATGGTTGGGGCAAACTCGCTTAACTGTGTATTTAACAGCGTTACCTGCGCATTATTATTTTCTGACATCCATTTCCCGTACACCTGAAACACCATTTGCGCATCTGCATGGCCCATCTGGTTTGCAATGAATGCCGGGTTAGCTCCTGCTGTTAACGACCAGCAGGCATAAGTGTGTCTCGACTGATACGATTTGCGATGGCGGATTCCGGCACGCTTTACCGCTGCGTCCCACATCTGCCTTATTGAGTCAACGGTAAAATGGTCACCATAATTTTTACTTTCGCTGACACTTCAGGTTGAAAAACAAAGGTACATTTTTGTTTCTCTGTTCTGCCGAATTCTCTGAGGTGAACATCGATGATATGCTCTTTGCTCAGTCTCGTTAGTGCCATCTGACTCCGGAGAGCGTCGATTGCGGGCTTAATAAGGTGAATCACACGATTGGTTCCCGCCTGTGTTTTTGGTACTGTAAAACGGTCTTTTGCCAGATTTCTTCTGATTATCATTGTTCCATTTTTCAGATCTATATCTTCCCATCCAAGCGCACAGAGTTCACCAGGGCGAATCCCAGTATAAACGGAAACACACCATAAATTTTTGGCTTGCTGATTTCTGCACGCGTCAATAAGGCGGATAAACTCCTCCCGCGAAAGTGGATCCGGGATGGTTCTCGACTCCTTTAATGGTGAGATCCCCTTAAATGGATTGTCTGCCAGATAACCGTTATCAACACCAAACTGGAACACGGCGTAAAGATTTGTCATGTAATTATTTACGGTAACAGCCGATCTCCCTGGTTGTGTAACAATATAGTTACTTTTGGGGATCTGGTATCCAGTCAGTAACTCTTTACGTACCGCCAGCAATTTTTCTTTATTAATCGATGATGCAAGATTTTTTTCACCGATTATGCTCAGAATATTTTTGATGACGGCACGGTACGTGTTGAGTGACGTTTTTGCGACTTCAGTTTCTTTCAGTGCCAGAAATTTTTCAGCCAGTTCTTTTATGGTTAAATCTTGTCGGGCCTCACCAAATTTTTCCAGATTGTGTGAGGCGGGAAACTGTTTTGCATAGTCGAAAGCGCCAGTTTTTATTGCGTAACAAACAGAGGCGCGTAGCTCACCTGCAATGCGCCTGTTTTTTGCTGTGTCAGGAACCCCAAGATTTTCCCGGACTCTTACACCTTTATAAACAAACCAGATACGTAATTTCCCTCCATGGTTTTCCACGCCTGTCGGATATTTCATTTCAGCTTCTCTCATTGGTTCGTGTTGCTTTTAGTCAAGCAAGATGACGTCTTGGTCTTGCAGATGCCTGGCGCTCAATCCAGCGATCAATTTCTTCCAGGTTGTAAAAGCATGGACTGTTATCCCATGGCATACCGTCATGAGCGACATGCTTATATTCCCTTCCTTCCATAAACGATTTTTCCCGGGCCTTTTTTAACGTACCTTTTTTTATTCCTTTCAGCGCAATTAACTGCTCTTCGGATACCCATTTGCCGGGAGAGACGATCATGATTACTTCGCTCATCGCTTTCTTTATCTCTTACATCAGACGAGCGCCGGTTGCAGAATACCAGTCACAACCGGCGACAGTTGAACATTAAGAATCAGCCTGACTCGGGATCAGTTTTTGCCAGATAACTGAAACGTATTTTGCCTGGTAACGGGCGTCATCAAGTGCATTATGGCGCTCACCTTCGAATGGAATAGCCGTTCTGGCATCGAAGTCTATGGCTTTCCCCAGCTCAACGATTGTGCGCACATCGCGATCGTTGTAGTAACGCCACGGGCAGGGGATCCCCTGCCGTTCGTATGAACGGCGCAAAATCGTGTTGTCGAAGTTGGCTCCATTTCCCCAGACCTGAACAAAAAATTCACCGGAGTTTTCGTCGATAAATTCCCGCAATTGTAACAGTGCATCATCTAACGGGATTTCATCGGTCATAATGGCAGATTGCGCTTCGCGTGATTGCTTAAGCCACCATTTAATGGTGTCCCGATCAATGACTCCGCCAGCAGTTTCCAGATCGATAGTCTTACTAAATTCCGGTCCCATATCTCCGGTTTGCGGATCGAAAAATATTGCACCTATTGAGATAATCGGGGCATCAGGATTTTTTCCCATGGTTTCAAGGTCGATCATTAGATGGTCACACGTCCTGCTGGTGGATGTGATAATGCGATGACCGTTCACCGTAATTAAGGGATCTGCCGTCTCGCCAGTTTCACTATCGCTGGCGTGGTCCTGAGCGCTGCCAGCATTCTCCTTGTGTGGATGTTCAGCGCCTTCCATTTTCTCCGAATCGTCTTCCTGAACTTCAACCAGGTTCTTGTCATCGAATGTTTCCTGGTATGTTGCGTCGCCCATCACCGCGCCACAATCAGGGCAGTTGCCGCCACTCCTCTGACCGCAGGCGGTGCAGATCTTTTCCGGTTCCTGTTGCACTACTGGTTCAGGTTGTTTCGTTTCTGGCTCGTTTTGTTGCGTATTTGGGCTGTTCTGTTCCGCTTTCTGGTCGTTCTGTTCCGTTTCTGGCTGATTCTGGTACACAGAATCGCGGGTCTGGATCCCCTTAATCCATTTCGGATCATTCGGGTCGCTAATCCCTTCAACAAATTCTCCGCGAGAGGCAGCCAGTAATTTGTCTGCATCGACAGGATTTTGGGGCGGAATGTTTTTCCGGGCTTCATGGAGTTCTGCCCGCAGTTTCTGATATTTCGCATCAACAGAATTTACCTGTGACTGAGCATCCAGCGGCTGCGTGTCCTGATGATGTTCAGTTGCATCCGGTTCCACTGTTTCAGCCGTTGCCTGTTCATCTGCCATTGCGCAAGATGGTTGCGGTTTTTCTTCATCATTTTCTTCTTCTTCTGTTTCCTGCTTAGCAGCCAGTTCGCGGTTAACTTCTTCCAGGATATCTTTTTCCGGTGTATGTCGTGCAGCAGTGAGAGTTTCCTTGCTGGGGTTCTCGTGATCAGTCTCCGTTAAGTAGGCGTTGATATACCCCTGAAGGCGTCCCGGGTAGTGATAAAACTCAGGGTGAGCGCTCCGGATAAGTGCAAAAATAGCGGCGCGGGAATAGTCCAGAATACCCGGGGTTGCGCGAAGTGCTGCGGACCATTCTTTGAACGGACTTTCTCTTTTCAGGACGATTTCTTTTGCGCGACGATAAACGCTGCCCGGAATTTCATAAATATTAAAATCCATCGGAAGTGTGGCTGCTGCAATCTCCACATCCAGCGTATCGAAGGTGTGTACTAAATTCGGATTGCGATCGGTTTTGTTCCCGCCACCGGCATTTGCACCGGAAGCCGTACGGGTGATACGCGAAACACGATTTCCTTTCATCCACTCTTTTGTCAGCAGACCCCGATCAGTGTAGTCAGCGTCCAGGTATGCCTCGAAAAAAGCAGTTATCAGTCCCAGGTCTGAATTACCGGGATTAGGGAAAACTTTGTCAGTGTCGCGTGCCAGTTTATGAAGGTCGCGAATCTCCAGCGGGTCGAGCAGCTTTGTGTTGTGGGAAATGGCCAGGGCAGTAACAGCCGGCAGTTCTTCCGCCCGTGCTATATGTAATGCCTGAAGTTCTTCCCGTGCAACGTGCGTTACTGGTTTTTCGCTGCCGTGTTGCGCAAGCCAGCGAATGGGCAGCTCCTGACCAGAAACCGGCAGGAGCATATTCTCCTCAATCTCCGTCATGTCTTCGCCGTTGACGTTGGTATTGTCAGTACTGGCTGGTTTCTCCTGCACGGAGGGAGAGGGCGCGATAAATACCATTGTAATGCCATCTTCCCCGCCTTTTTCGTATCGGTTGCAGAATTCGGTATCAAACACGCCTTCAGGTGGAAGGTCATTCACAACGGGTAAATGGACGCGAACGGGTTTTTTAAAGTCGTCTTCATCATAATCGTTGTCATCCATTGCGGTAATGCAGCGGGAGATGGCAACAGATAATTTTTTTGCTGTAGTCCAGTAAAAACCACCTTTAATTCCCAGACGTTTTCTGACTTTGTCATTTTTTGCTTCGCAATATAGCGCAAATTCTTCTTTATCAGTGCTCATTGATAAACCTCATTACAGATTTAAGGGTGAACAAATCCCTGCCATTGCTGGCATTTTTAATCCGTTGGTATGGTGTTAATATGGCTGGAGGGTTATCCAGCCGGTGTTTCGTTATTCAGGTACAGCGATACTTTTTTTACCGGGAGGCATTCACCAGAAATTTTTTGCTCGTCTCTTGCCTGGAGGCAGGATTCTTTACTGGCATAAATTCCGGTAATCACATTCTGTGATTCACCCGTTATAAGAAAAACCGTCATCATCAGTGCAAATGCTGAAGTCATTGACGTTCTCCGAAAATACCAAGTTCAAGAAGAGCAATTCGGGAAAGTATGGAATTATCATTGAGCAGATAAGGCTCATATTTCCTCATATTAATGGCATCTTCAGTAAACTCCCGGTTACTGAGCAGAACACCAATATCAAAACAACCTTCAGACGTATTAACGTTTGGTAATAACGTTTCCATTATCGCGTCCTCAACAATGAATTTTGTGATGCGGTGCCTGGTGCCTCCAGGTGACGTTAACCAGTTAACAATTAACGCCGGATACAGAGAATCCACCCATAACACTGTTTTTGGTTTTAACTGTTCCGCGTGCGCTTAGCCGCATTCACCGCATCACAAAATTCACTTTAAAAAGGGCGGCAGAGCAGCCACGGAGTAAAACTGATACCGCCAAACGTCACCAGAAAATTGATAACAGAGGGCGTTGCAGCGGGGTTGTCACTTAAGCGTATGGTCAACCTGACAACCCGGTGTCCTCAAGGGGAAGGAATAACCCCGCCATACTTACCGCCGCGCCATTTCGCGGAGTGCCACAACCGGAAGCGCACGTTCGAAGAAATCTAACGACAAGCCTTCTAAGGGAAAGAGCTTCGCCGTACGCTTTCGCGTTATGCCCTGACTTTTCAGGGAAATATCCTTTCAGTAAACTGTCAGTACCGGATTCTTATCCGTGTCCGGCGCACGACCACACGTGACAGCGTATTGGTCTCCATTTTTAACCCAGAACCTCAATGGAGGATAAAATGCCAAACAAAAAAGAAATCCGCTTATTGAAAAACAGATTGAATGCCTGGTAAATCAACTCAGGCAATCAGGGTTATTAAAAACTCATTCAGAGTTGAGGCTCACAGAATCAGCATTCGACGATAAATTAAATAATGTCCTTTATAATGGCATTATTGATTTTAATCGTTCTGTTGGTCGCCGCGGCCCTGCTGGTGTTTCCTTATAATTACCAGTCAATCCAGAGTGGACCGTGTTCAGCGTAAATATAACTGTACACATCCAGATTATATTTGTGGTCTGTTAAGAACAGGCCGCAAATACATGCCGAAGCTTCCAGTGCAGCGGCTCTGTTACTGAATAACCATGTAGCAACATTCCAGCGTTTTTCTGCATCCCAGTCTTTCTCAAGGCCTGATACCATGAAGAAACCGTTAGTGTTGCCATCAAATAATTCTGTTTCCAAATTTTTAAGCAATGCCTGATGGACTCTTGCCAGGTATTCCGCCGGAATTTCGCCACGAATTCTGATGAGATTGTCATAAACAAACATGTTCCCCGCATATGGCGATTTTTCTTTCTTGTTTTTTAAACCAGCATCATGAGCAAACTGATCAATTTCTTCTTCCGTTGGTTTCGTATTGATGTTTTGCGCTGTCGTTTCTGCAATTTTATTTGCCACACTCTCTGAGTCGTGTTTATTTATAGACGCACAGAAATACAATCCGGTAAACGCATCGCGCACATTACGAGCCATATTATCAGTGTCTTTTTTCGTTACCGATTCCAATTCAAGTTCGTTCAGACGATGACGAAGTGTGTGTGCTGCAATCTCCTGGATTGAAGGAGGTAAATCTTTAAATTCCATCGTCAACCTCATCAGTCAGTGTTTCTGGCTAACCAGCGACGCGCGCCAGCTTCAGTTTTAAACGTTTTGCTTCTGGTATACGTCATCGCGGTAAACGTGCCGTCCTGATTGGGAAACACGCCACATACCAGAGATTCGTTGTTGCCAAGATCGATAGTATCCATGCTGACCTCATTTCCCCTTAACGCCGGGGTAGCGGAACAAAAACCTGCTGCATAGTTATTAAAGTTGAACCCTGCCGTCATGTTCTTACGCCTCGGGCTGGCTACTTAACCCCTGACCACTGCGGGGTAACTCGAAGTATTTCCCTGCGTTCTGTGGGGCGGGGTGGGTTGGTATGTTGTTAAGGTAACAAGAGTTACCTTTCGAGTCAATACAATGTTGCAAAAGGTACATTTGAGGGCATAAAAAACCCGCAATGAATGCGGGTTCTGACTCAGTCTAAGTATTGATGTATTTGTGAAACTTTACCTTTAATGGTGTAACCACCATTCAGTTCGATGGGTTTGTAAAGCGGATTCAGTGACAACAGATAGATGTTTGGTCCGTCAATCGCAACTTTTTTTAGTGTTACGTTTGGCGTTCCTTCCAATTGGATTAAGATTATTTTTCCCACCAGTTCTCTAATGTTACTTGAGCATGGTGTGATCAGCACGGTAGATCCGTCGGGGATGGTTGGGAGGCCGTTAGAGTTTGTCATCGCATCTCCCTCAACATGCAATAAAAAAGAGTTTTCAGCGGTTTTTGTCATGACATCAACCCAGTTCTTAATACCAGGAATCTTGGTTACTGGACAACTCATATCCCAATAACCAGCCTGTTCCCACGTTAAAACGGGCAACCGGGCGATGTTGTCACTAATGTAAGGGTACTGATTCAGACGCAGATCATCGGTTTTATCGTGACCGTCCTTTCCATAAAGAATCCATTCAGGAGATTTGGAAAGCAATTTTGACAGTAGATACAAATTCTCACCGTCAGGTTTTGAAGAGCCATTTTCCCATTTTGTTACGGATACACGAGATATGCCGATTGCTTTCGCAACCTGCTGTTGGGTTAATCCAACGTCTTTTCGACGATTCCGAATACGTTCGCTGATAGTGTTTTTCATGTAACCAATGTTACCACCAAGTGATGTTGCTATGGTTGACATTGTTATGTAACTATTGTTACCCTTCTGCTCGAAATAACAGGAGAGTTTTATGTTCAAAGATGATGTTCTGCGCTATTTCAAAAAAAAGCGACTAGTAGCTGAGGCTCTTGGAATTTCACATGTGGCTGTTGTGCGGTGGAAAGCAGTTATTCCCAAACTTCGCGCAATGGAACTGGATGAAATTACTAACGGTGAATTGAAATACAACCCAGAACTTTACAAGAAGCAGGATAGCACCTCGAACGAAGGAAAGAATGATTCATGAAAATCAAGCATGAACACATCCGCATGGCGATGAATGTTTGGGCGCATCCGGACGGCGAAAAAGTGCCGGCTGCGAAAATTACCAAAGCGTATTTCGAGCTGGGAATGACGTTCCCGGAACTGTATGACGACAGCCATCCGGAAGCCCTGGCCCGTAATACCCAGAAAATTTTCCGTTGGCTGGATAAAGACACCCCTGATGCTGTTGAAAAAATGCAGGCTCTGTTACCGGCGATCGAAAAGGCGATGCCGCCTTTGCTGGTGGCCCGTATGCGCAGCCACAGTTCTGAATATTACCGTGAGATCGTCGAACGGAGGGATCGGCTGGTGAAGGATGTCGATGATTTTGTTGCGTCAGCGGTTGTTTTGTATGACCAGATGAATCGCGGCGGCCCGGCAGGGAATGCTGTGGTGATGCACTAAAAGCACGGTGTTCGGGGGTTTTATGAGCAGCAAGCTTCATGGTCTTGTCTGGGAAGGGTGCGCCTTCACCGGCATGATCTTATCCAGGGTGGCGGTTATGGCCCGTCTTGCAGACTACAGCAATGACGAGGGCGTGTCATGGCCTGCCATTGAAACTATCCGGCGTCAGATCGGTGCAAGAAGTGAATCCACAGTGAAATCGGCTATTGCAGAACTGGCGAAAGAGGGCTGGCTGACGAAGGAAGAGCGTAAGGTCGGTGGGCGTAATGTAAGCAATATCTATCGGCTTAATGTGGAAAAACTCGAAGCAGCTGCGGCGGCGGCGCGTGAGTCATATAAACCGAAAAGAAAAATTAGCCCGGCAAAAAATGACCCGTTAACAGTTGACCCGTCAAATATTGACCCCTCAACGGTTGACCCGTCAAATTTTGATGGATCAACTGTTGATAAAAAACTGCCGATTAGGGGGCCGATGATTGACCCCGATCCGTCAGTATTAAAACCTGATCCGTCAGATAAAAGATCTTCTTGTCCGGACGCTTCGCAACCGGACCCGCAGACGGCTGAACAGGATTTTTTAACCCGACACCCTGACGCGGTTGTGTTCAGTGCGAAAAAACGCCAGTGGGGAAGTCAGGAAGATTTGGTGTGCGCACAGTGGATCTGGGGACGAATCGTGAGTCTTTACGAGCAGGCGGCCAGCTATGATGGCGAGATCACTAGACCGAAAGAACCCAACTGGACAGCATGGGCCAATGACGTTCGCACAATGCGGATGCTGGATGGCAGAACTCACAGACAAATTTGTGAAATGTTTGGGCGTCTCCAGCGGGATTCGTTCTGGGTAAAAAACATCATGAGTCCGGCAAAACTCCGGGAAAAATGGGATGAACTGGTTATCCGCCTGGGGCGTTCGCCTGCGCAGCGTTGCGTGAATCACATTTCTGAACCGGACACTGAAATACCGCCGGGATTCAGGGGGTGACGTGTCATGAAAAACATTGCGGCAGTTGGGGTTCTTGAACGTATTCGCAGACTTGCACCACAGGGGCCGGTTCCACCGTACCGGACGGTGGAGGAGTGGCGGGAATGGCAACTTGCTGAAGGACGAAAACGCAGCGAGGAGATTAACCGCCAGAATCGCCAGTTGCGGGTGGAAAAAATCCTGAATCGTTCGGGCATCCAGCCTCTGCACAGCAAATGCTCGTTTGCAAATTATCAGGTGCAGAACGACGGGCAAAAATACGCGCTGAGCCAGGCCAAATCCATAGCTGACGAACTGATGACCGGGTGCACGAATTTTGTGTTCAGCGGTAAAACCGGCACCGGGAAAAATCACCTTGCAGCGGCGATTGGCAATCGGCTGATGGTGAAGGGGCGCAGCGTGATTATCGTCACCGTGTCTGACGTCATGAGCGTGTTGCATGACAGCTACGACAACGGCAAATCCGGGGAAAAATTTTTACAGGAGCTTTGCAGTGTTGATTTGCTGGTCCTGGATGAAATAGGCGTTCAGCGGGAGACGAAAAACGAGCAGGTGGTATTACACCAGATAATTGATCGCCGGACAGCATCACTGTGCAGTGTCGGGATGTTAACAAACCTGAAT